AACGGCGCCCCGAGAAGCCGAAGAGGTGACCGAATGACTAGATTTACTGATCGCGTGAATGTCGGCGACATCAAGGAGACCAAGGAAGGCTACCTTGTGGCGACCGCGCGCGTTGCTAGAACCGGCGTGCAGCTATACCTGGCCAAAGAGCTAGGAGACATCGCGCTGAGCGCCGGGTTTTCTCCTGATGATGTGGTGCGCGTCTATCGGCATCCAGATCAGGTTTTTGCTGATGCCACGCTAAATAGCATTACCCGCGTTCCTGTGACGCTGGACCATCCCCCTGAAAGCGTGACCGCTGAGAGCTGGTCGCGGTACTCAGTGGGCGAAGTAGGCGATACGTACAGCAAGGATTCCGAGTGGATCATCGTGAATCCGATGGTCAAAGATGCCGGGGCAATTCAGGCGGCCCGCACGACGCACAAAGAGATCTCCATGGGCTATGAGGCTGGGATTGTGCGTGCGCGTGATGGTATCGACGCGGATTTCGAGATGACCGATATCCGGATGAACCACTTGGCGCTTGTCCGCCAGGGGCGAGCCGGACATCAGGCGCGCATCGGCGATTCGTGGGGCGCCGCGCCATTCCAAGATTTTCAACCGGGCGACAAGCCCATCACCGCAGAAGGAGGTCGCATGAGCGATCAACTGAAAACGGTAGTCCTGGGTGATCGAGCCGTCCAGGTTGCCGTGGCCGACGTGGCCGCTATTGAGCAGTTCAAGGCCGATTCGGCCAAGGCTCTAAAGGATGCGCAGGACGCTCACGCCGCCGCCATCGCCGCCAAGGATGAGCAAATCGGCAAGCTGAAGGCTGATCTGCAAACTGCCCAGGACGCCGCGAAAATCGACGTTGATGCGCTGGTTGCCGCTCGCAGTGAGCTGGTGTCCAAGGTCAAAGCCATTGACGCCAAGATCGATCCGGCCGGCAAGTCGGATGCGGAGCTGCGCAAGGCTGCGGTTGCCGCCAAACTTGGCGATGCCATGGTCAAAGACGCCTCTGATGCTGAGATCACCGGCATGTTCAAGGCTATCGCCAAGGACGCGAAGCCTGGCAACCCTGTTGCTGACGCCATTGCACGCGGCGTTCAGCCCGCAGGCGATGCCGCAACCGCAATGGCTGATGCATGGCGCGGCAGCGTCGAAGATATCAACGCCTGGCGCACCCAGAAGGAGGCCTAAATCATGGCTATTCAATACAAAGACACTCTCGCACCGTTCGCCGTCGGTCGTCGGGTCAATATGGAAGAGTGGAACGCGATCACTCGCACCAAAGAAGGCACTGGTACGTTGGGTTTTGGTGTTCCCGTAAAGCCCGGCACTGCCGCGCATACCTGCGTGGAGATCACCGCCACCAGCGGCGAGAACGTGCTCGGAATCACCGAGGCATCACAGGTTCTGCCGCACCCCGGCGATGCGTACGAGCAGTACGAGAACGTCGCAATCTGCGAGGTTGGGGTGATCGGCGTCCTTCTGGGCGGTGACGTTACCGTGGGCGCTCAGGCCCGCTGGAATACCGCCAACAAGACCTGGACGGCTGCGGCGCAATCCGCCACGGTCGTTACCATCCCTGGCGCCCAGTTTGACGAAGCTGGCACCAGCGGTTCCGTGGGCGTGGTTCGCTACCGTCGCCCTGTTCCTTCGCTGTCCGTTTCGGGGGCTTAAAACATGAATTTCACTGACGCTCAAGCCCTGGCCTTCGTTACGGCCCAGGCATTTCGCGTTAACCAACGCGTATATGAGACTCGATACCCCGATTGGGATTTCGGCCGTCTCATCTATGTGGACACCACGGGTCCCGAATGGTCCCCTGGTATCCTGACCTACACCTCGGACATGTCCGGTCGCGCTAACTGGCAATCCGGATACGCCAAGGATGTGCCGCTGGCTGATGTCAACCAGGACATGCAGACCAAGACCTTCCATCTGGCGGCCATTGGCTATCAATGGAACTTGGAAGAGGTCAACACGACCATGGGATTCCCTGGCGCGAGCCTGCCGGATCGCCGGGCTCGTGCCGCTCGTCTGGCCTACATGAAATTCATGTATGACCTGACTCTCAAGGGCAGCACGGAAAAGGGCCTCGGCGGCTTGATCAACTACAGCGCAGTGACTGCAACCAACGCACCTGCTGATGGTACGGGTGGCTCGACGCTTTGGGTTGACGAGAATGGCGTGGGCCAGAAAACTCCCGCCCAGATCGTGCGCGATATCAATATCGCTCTGCAAGGCATCTATCTCGGAACATTCGAGACGGAAATGGCGGACACGATCCTTTTGCCGATCGAGGCGTACACCTACATCGCCGGGACGCCGTATGCAGCAACCACGATGGAAACCATTCTGTCGTTCATCCAGCGCACCAACATCTACACGCAAACCACGGGCCGTCCGCTGACGATCCGCACGGTGCGCGAGTTGAGCACGGGCGCTGCGAACGGCACGACTGGCCGCATGGTGGCGTACAAGAACGATGCCGAGTATGCCAAGCTGCACTTGCCGATGCCGCATCGGTTCCTGCCGGTCTGGCAAGACGGCCCGATGAACTATGCCGTTCCTGGCATCTTCCGTACCGGCGGCGTAGAGCTGTTGACCACGGCAGCGATTCGTTATCTGGATCAGATCAGCGAACCGCCTGCCGCGTGATAGGCAAGGCCGGGCCCTGGCTTCGCCCGGGTCCGGCCAGTACAGGAATCGACATGACCAAGATCATCAATCTGACGGGTAGCCCCCATGATCTGCAAAGCAAAAGCGGAGTCGTACGTTTGCCGGCCTTTGGCGAGGTGGCGGGCGAATTTTCGGGCGAATACCTGGAGATCCTACGCGCAAGCGGCTCGGTAACCGTCGAGGAGCCTGTGCCTGTTTCGCCCACACCTCAAGTTGAGGAAGGGCATAAGCGTACAGGCCGCCGCAAAGCTACCAAGGATTGACCATGGCCGGATATGGTGACGATGCTGGTTTCCAGGCATGGCTATCAGGGCAGGGCCTAACGCTGCCCACTGATGCACCTCTGCCCGCCGTGCTGCGCCAGATTGGCTCGGATTATGTCGATGCGGCGTATGGGTACATGTTGCAATGCTCGCGTCGCACCGGGGGATTTGAGCAGGAACGTGCTTGGCCGCGAACCGGGCACCGAATTAGCGGCGAGCTCGTGCCGGATGATCTGATTCCACAAGCGTGGGTCCAAGCGTCTTATCGAGCTGCCTATTTGAATGCGATCACTCCCGGCTGGTCGACGAACCCAGTGACGCCAGGAAGAGTGACGAAGCGCGAAAAGGTCGACACCATAGAACGTGAGTTCTTTGCGCCTGAGGACGCAGGCGGCGGATCGTCGTCGGCGCCTGGGTTTCCGTCTGATGCGGTCATTAATGGCTTGGTACTTCCATGGCTTTGCTCCACAGCTCGCCGAGCTGACACTTTATTCCGAGTGATCTGATGGCTGACTTCTACGCAGAAATGGCCGCTATGACGCGCGACTTGTTGAAGCCGACGAGCCAAGGCGGGCTAGGGCAGGGCACCATCACGCTTACCCGGGTCACTCCTGGCACGCCGGATCCTAATGCGCCCTGGGAGCCCGTGGAGCCGATAACCCAGACTATTCCTATCGAGGGCGCAGTCCGAGGTGTCAGCAAAGAGCTTGTGGGTGTGGAAGTTGGGGGCACTGTCCTGTTGGCATCAGATCGAGTGGCAATCTGCGAGCCGCCGAGTATTGAATACACAGCCGGGGATGTGCTCGCCCTCGATGGCGTGCCAGTTCACGTGATCATGGTCGAGAAGATTCCGGCTATCGGCGTCACTTCAGCCGTTCGTTTTACGATTCGTGGCTGATGGCTACCCGTCCAACACGGTCTCAAGCGAGACTTTTTGCACAACTCATCGCTGAACTGACGCCCGAAGTCCATCGTGCGTTCATGGCTTCAGTGACCGACTTGCAGGCCAATGTGGATTGGCGCTTGCTGTTGGTAGAGCTGGGACGGATGAACATCGAAGGTGCAATAAGCGCCCTGCATATCGATCCTGCGGCATGGGCTGAGTATTCGGCCGCTGTCACCGAGGCCTATGCCAAGGCGGGAGCCTCGACGGCGGCTCAGATTCGCCAAGCTGGAATTGCCGGGTCTGGGGTCCGTTTCAATATGGCGAACCCCAGGGCTGCTGATTGGATCGCGGAAAATGTCGCGGGCAGAGTCGTGGGATTCACCCAAGATTCGATTGCTGCAGCACGCGGGGTGATTGAAGCCGGGTTCGCACGAGGGCAAGGGCCCCGAAATATTGCCGTAGATCTTGCCGGGCGTGCTAGCGGTCCTAGTGGCGCGCGAACCGGCGGAATCTTGGGGCTCGATATCCCTCGGGCCGATCGATTGCAAAAGGTGACCGAGGGGATGCGAACCGCCGAAGGCGTGCGTAGCTTGGTGACAGAGCATCTAGACGGCAGCTTGTCGGTCAACTACAAGGTCAATCCGGCTACCGCCCAGAGAATCGTACGGGCTTACCGGGCCGGTACTGAGGTCCCGGAGAGTGAGCGGATTATCAGCGAACGCCAATACAGCAACGCACTGTTGAAGGCCCGAGCTGACACCGTTGCTTCTACTGAAACCGCCAATGCCGTCATGTCCGCCAGAATGGAGGAATGGCAGCAACTGGTTGAATCGCAAGGTCTGGACAAGAGCGCCATCATAAAGACTTGGCATCATCGTCGAGGCTTCAGAGATGGGCGGCCAATGCATATCGCCATGAGCGGCAAGTCCGTCCGAGGATTGGATACGCCGTTTGTGTTTGCTGATCGAACCCGTATGCAGCACGCGCATGACCCGGCTGGCGGAGCAACTCACAACGCGAATTGCGGGTGTGACACAACGATCGTACTTGACCACACAGTTGGGCTGGAATGATGGCTAAATCGTTTGCACAGCAGGTTGACGAATGGACGCGGAAGACCAAGGCTCGGGTGTCGGCCGTCCACAAGAAAAGCGTTGAACTGCTCGCCGATGAGATGTCGACTTCAGTCCGAGAGGGAGGGCGCGTCCCGTATAAGGATGGGAATCTCGCCAGGTCTCTGTTGGCGTCTACGACCGGCATGCCCAAAACGGCAGAGGGTCCGTTTTCCGGGGCAAGTGTGGGGATAGTCACGGCTACTCTGCGGGTTGATCAACCTGTGTGGCTAGGGTATCAGGCCGTCTACGCGCGGAGACAGAACTACGGTTTTGTAGGCGCCGACGTCCTGGGCCGAGTCTACAACCAACAGGGCAGTTACTTCGTTGAGTATGCAATTGATATGTGGCCAACCATTGTCAAGCGTGCCGCAGAGAAAACAAGACAAGGCGTTGAATCGAGAGGGACATGAGCGCACTAGTTGAAACATCAATATGGCTGGCGCTCAAATTGCGCGTCGAATCGTTGCCTATCGCATATCCCAAAGCCTGGCCGGGCGAGACATTCGAAGTGCCGGCCTCAGGAGGATTGCCGCAACCCTATCTGCGCATCGGCCGTATCAACGTGGCGCCAGTGCGCCAAATGATCGCCGTCGGTAAGGCCCATGAGCGCACCGGCTCATTGATGATCACCTTGGTACACCCACTCGGACAAAACGTGTCGGTGTACGACCAGATCGCAGCAACGATTGCGGATCATTTTCGTGATGGCACTGAAATGCGATACGGCAGCGTATGTGTGTCGGTGACTTCGTTCCCCCACGTTCAAGAGGGCTACGAGGACAACGGCTACTGGACTGTCCCCGTGCGCGTGCCGTGGCGATGCTTTGCTTAAGGAGAATCAAATGTGTACCGATTGTGAGGCTAGGCGCAAGCTGGCACGAGACGCTTGGCTTCGCGCCAATATTGGCGAGGCTGCCGGCCATCTTATTAAGGGAGCAGCGGAAGCCATTGGCCTTAAACCGAAAACCGGTGACGCCGAACTGAAAGCGCGAAACCGACAGAAACGCAGCACTCCAACCAAATAACCGCCTTCGGGCGGTTTTTCTTTTCTGGCCCGCCGTTTGGTGAGGCTTCTTTTTGCTCGGGAGCAAACATTATGAGCGGTGGACTGTACCCAATTTCTGGGTCGAAACTGTATATCGGTGGTCGCGTGACCGCCAAGGGCACTGTCACGGCGGCCGATTTTGCCTCTGCCGTCTGGACGGAGGTCGGCGGCTGGGCGAATGCCGGCACGATCGGCGACACGCAGGAAGTGGGCGAACAGGCGCTGATCAACGAAAAGCGGGTACGCAAGTTCAAGACGACGCTGAACGGCGGCACGATGGAAAACCAATTCGTGCCTATGGCCCTGGATGCTGGCCAAATCAAATTCAAACAGGCGATCGAGGACTGCGTTCCCTATCAATTCAAGATTGAATGGGGCGCTGACTGCGTGCCTTCGGCTGACGTGACGATCTCCGTTGCCGACCCTGCGGTCGTGACCTGGAGCGCGCATGGTCTCGAAGCGGGCCAGCCCGTCGTGTTCACCTCGACAGGAAGTCTGCCTACGGGTCTGACCGCTGGCACGGTGTATTACGTCGTTGCTACCGGTTTGACTGCCAATTCCTTCTCTGTGGCGTCCACTCCGGATGGCGCGGCTATCGCAACGACGGCCGCAGGCACCGGCACACATACCGCCTCGGCCCCTCCGGCTGGGATGACAGACCTGTTCTATGGCCTCGCATTGCCTGGCGCACGGTCCGGTGGCGACGCAACCGCAGCGAACCTGCGTACGTGGTCGATCGCCGTCGATTCCAACATCGTCGAAGTGTAAGGAAACCGCGAGAGCGGCCAGGGGCTGGCGGGAAATGGTTCCACCTGTCGGCCCCGCTTTGGAACCAGGAACTATAGGAAGCAGAAATGGAAATTAACGACATCATCCTGTCCGACGAAGCCCTGAACGTTATTGATAACGGCACCTGGGTCGACGACATCGAGGGCGCGCCCGGCTTGGCGCTATTGGTGAGCGGCCTGAGCGCTAAAGACGCGCAGAAGTCCATCGAGGACAAACAGGCCAAGGCTCGCATGAAGAATCGAGGCAAGGCGTTAACGACCGAGCAGCTCGCACGCTGCACCCGGGAAACGCTGGCCGAAGTTGTGCTGAAGGGCTGGCGCGGCTTGAATGATGGCGGTAAGCCCGTCGAGTACTCGCCGGAACTTGCGTTCAAGTGGATCACGTCGCGCAATGGCGAGCGCTTCGCGAATCTCGTGTTGCAGGCCGCTCAGCGGGTTGATGCTCAAGCAAACGACTTTGTAGGCGAAGCCTCAAAAAACTGATAGCCCGCCTGCGGTGGAGCCTCGATAACCCGAAAGCAAAACAGGAAATCGAGGCCTATGAGCGGTTCGGCCAAGAGATCCCGCAAAACCTGGTTCCGCCCGCCCTTCATGACGTGGAGTGGGCTTACTGGTCTGCCTTCTGGGAACTCTCCACCGACAGGCAAGTTGGAATGGCCGCCGGCCCGATACCGTGGTCATCCATTCACCGATACGCATCGGCGCATCCAGGGCTGGACCTGAGTATTTTTGCGCCCATCATCCGCGCCATGGATGACGCGTATTTGTCCCACCAAGGCGGCGAGAGCAAGACGTTCACGCGCGATATGTTCAAGAGGTAAATATGGAAATCGCTGCTCTCGGCTTGCGCGTTGACGGGGTGACGGATATTGACTCTGCCTCGTCGTCGCTGGATAAGTTTCAGAAGTCGGCGGCGAAGGCCGAGAACTCTGCCGATTCGTTCGGGCAAGGTACGGGCAAGGCATTTGCGGCCGCATCGAAGTCGCTGACCGGATTTGAGGCCCTCGCTGCGCGAGCCGCGAAAGAATCACAATATCTAGCCCAGCAAGTACAGAAGCTGTCTGATGTCGATATCAGAAATAACGATATCCAGGCATATGGAGCAGAGCTCGACCGCCTGCGCGCCAAATACAACCCCCTTTTTGCTGCGTCCAAAGCCTATGAAACGGAGCTGGACGAACTGAACCGGGCGCACAGGGTAGGGGCGATCAATGCTCAGGAGCATGCCAATGCACTGAACACGCTCAACGCCCGATTTGCCCAATCAGGCGCAGCCGCCAACACGGCGAAGGTTAATTACCAAGCCCTGGGCGGCGGTATGGGCGGCCTTGCCGCTCAGTTCCAGGATATTGGCGTCACGGCAGCAATGGGCATGAATCCGCTGATCATCGGCCTGCAGCAGGGGACGCAGATCGCGGGGCAGATGGAAGCGGCAATGAGCCGCGGCGCATCTGCTGTTGGCGTGTTCTCTACCGCGTTCAAATCCTTGCTTGGGCCTGTTACTGCGGCATCCATTGGGCTAACGGTGCTCGCTTCGGCCCTCATTCAGGCTGTTGACTGGGCGAAGCTTGGGAAGACAGCACTAAACGCGCTGGCTGATGCTATTGAGGTTATCGCGCCCTATGCCGCTGTTGCCGCTGCCGGGCTGGCCGTTCTCTATGCGCCGACAATCCTAGGCGGGATTATTTCCCTGACTACAGCGCTACTGAGCGTTGGCAAGGCGGCTCTGACAGCCGCTGCGGCGTTCGCGTTGGCTAATCCAGCCACCGTGCTTGTTGCTGGGTTCGCTGCTACGGTAGTTGCCCTGTATGTGTTCCGAGATGCGGTTAAAAAAGCCATTGGTGTCGATGTCATTAGCGTGGTAAAGGACGCCGCTAATTTCGTCATTAATTCCTTCATTGCTGCATATGATGACATCAAGTTTGTTTGGAACAACTTTGGCAACGTCATGGGCGCAGCTGTCATTGGCGGTGTCAATATTGCCATTGCTGCTATCAACAAACTCATTCAGGCGGCAGTGTCCGGTGTGAACGGCCTCATTGGGCTGATCAACAATATCCCCGGTGTGAAAATTGACAACATTGGGGAAAGTCTGGGCATCGCTGAGATAGAAAACCCATATGCAAAGGCGCTAGAAGGCCCACTGGCTGAACGCAATAAGCAGCTCGCCAAAACTATGGGCAAGGACACTTTTGGGGCGTTCGTTAAGGGAGCTTCTGAAGCGGGTGATAAGGCTGCGGACTGGCTCCGGAAACTGACTTTCGGTGACGACAAGAAAGGCAAGACCAAAAACTCCGAACTCCAGAATCTGATTAAGAATCTTCAGCTACAGTATGCCACTCTCGGCATGACTGCCGAGCAGGCCGGTCGCTATGAAATCGAAGCCGCCAAAGGCACTGCCGCAGACCGAGAGCGAGCCCTAGCGCTTTACGACCAGATCCAAGCCTGGAAAGAGACTGAAAAGGCCATGCAGCAGGCCATGGAGTCCGGCCGGCTGTATCTGGCATTCCAGCGTGAAATGGAGGTCTTCCAGCAGAAGGTAGATCTAGAAGCCAAAAGCGTTGGGCTAAGTGACCGCCAAAGGGAAATTGCGAGCCAGCAACTTGCCGTCCAACAAGAGTATGCCGAGAAGCGCATCGCTCTCGAACAGGCTCAGCAAGTTACGACAACGGCCTTGGAGGCGTCACAGTATCAAGAAAGGCTGAAACTGCTGCAGGAGAGCGAGGCCCAGAAATTGGCGCTGGTCACCGAAGGCGCAAGAAAGAGGGCGGAGGCAGAGGCGGACTGGACGAATGGTCTCCAGCGGGGGTTTCAGACCTACCTTGATGAGCTGAACAACGTTTCCAGGTCGATGGAGAGTGCTGTGACCGGCGCGTTCAAGGGGATGGAGGATGCCCTCGTCAACTTTGTCAAAACCGGGAAAATTGATTTCCGGAGTCTGGCTGACTCAATCATTACCGATCTAATCCGGATCGCAATTCAGCAAGCTGTCCTGGCACCATTCACAGGCTGGTTTAGCGGCCTGCTTGGCTTTTCGAACGGGGCTGCATTTTCCGGCGGGTCGGTCCAGAAATTCGCATCTGGCGGCGCATTCACGAACACCATTGCATCGTCGCCGACGCTGGCTCCAATGGCGTTATTCGGAGAGGCTGGGCCAGAGGCAATCATGCCGCTATCGCGTGGAAGTGATGGCTCATTGGGGGTTCGCGCATCAATTCCTGACCAATCGAGCATGAATTCAGTCCTCGAAAGGATCGACGCGAGGCAGCGAATGGCCCGGGAGAATGCCGCACAGTCGAACAATTCGCCAGCGCCTATCGTGAACGTCATCGAGGATGCGAGCAAAGCAGGCCAAACTGAAGTTGTGCGCAATGAGGATGGAAGTTATTCGACAAGCGTCTTTGTCAGTCAGATTGCCGGCGGTGGAGATGAGGCAAGGGTCCTTGAGTCGACGTACGGACTTCGGAGAGTAGGGCGATGATCACGACCGATATCGACTACCCCAGCGATCTGCCTTGGCCTACCAGGGAGGGCTACGACGCTAACCATGTCTCGCCCTTTACCCGCACCGATATGGAGAGCGGCAGGGCGAGACAGCGGCGTAAGTTCAGCAGCGTTCCTAGCGTGGTTAGCGTCACGTGGATCTTCAATGGCGATAACCAGGCGGCAGCCTTTGAGCTGTGGTTCCAGCAGAACATTCACGACGGCGCTGACTGGTTCAACTGCCCTCTGAAAACGCCCATCGGAGAAAAGCAATACGTATGCCGCTTCACCGACATGTATCGCGGCCCGACGCTCGTTGGACTGTGCGCATGGCGGGTGACGGCGACGTTGGAGGTATGGGATCGCCCGTTGCTTCCGCCGGATTGGGCGATCTTGCCCGACTACATCCTTCACGCCGACATCTTTGACCTCGCTATGAACCGGGAGTGGCCAGAAGCATGACTATTCTCAAAGTGGTTTACGCCAGCGCGCCGACGAATGAGTTGATTATTCCGACGCTCGAAGTCCAGCTACCTACCGAATGGATACGGGTTTGCTGCGGCTTCGAGGATCAGTATCTAGGCTTGGAAACATCCGAGATGGTCTGGTTTCAGGCGTGCTCTCTTTCGATAACGCTCCCATCGAAGAACGCGACGGGGGTTCAAACCCTGAACTTTGGCGTTCCTGGGATGGACGGCCAGACTCAGCGCCATGTTGACGTTGCGCTGGAGGAAGACATCGAAGTGAAGCTGATTTATCGCGAGTATTTGCAAAGCGATAAGTCGGCTCCTGCGCGCGCACCATATGTGATGACCATGCGCGGCGGCGCTTTCGTGGGTGATGACGGGGAATTTCAGGCCGGTTACTACGACATTCTGAATACGGCATGGCCGCGCGAACGCTTCACGGCTGAAACGGCTCCTGGAATACGGTTCACATGATTGCTCGCTATCTGAATACCCGTTATGTCGCGGGTGCCAGAGGGCCGGATGAGTATGACTGCTGGGGTATGACGAGAGACGCGCGCGCCGAGCTTTTCGGCAAGCCGCTGCTGCCGTCATGTCCGGCCGCCAAGCCCGGCGCTCTGAAAGAGATCACGATCGCCTGTGGTGATGTATCGGAAACGTATGGGCTTAATCCATCCCCCCGAGTTCCCGGTGCAATAGCCACCGCCTGGCGCGGAAAGCTATGCGTCCACGTCGGGCTTGTCGTCGAGGCGGACGGGCGCCAGTGGATCCTGGAAACGGATGTGAGTATCGGTCCCTGCCTGACTCGTCCCAGCAAGTTCGAAGAGCGCTATACGCGAGTTATCTACTATGCGGATTGAAATTTATTCGACATTCCTACCGGAGGTCGCGCTTGAAAAGAATGAGTGGGGCGGCGATACCTTTGCGGGCTTTTTGGATGACAATGGGATCGAATGGCGCGGACTGGAGTCACAGCCGGTTGTCGTAAAAATTGATGGTGTGGAGATCCCGCCAAGCGACTGGGAGAGCAAGCTGCCCGCTGATGCTGTGGTGTGCGTGTACGCGTTGCCGCGCGGCGGGGTATTCAAGTCGATCGGTAGCATTATCGGCAAGATCTTCAACGCCGTTTTCGGCTGGATGATGCCCAAGACGGCGAGCTCTAGCTACAACTCGCCAGAGCAGGGCAAGCAGCTCCAAACGGTGGACGCCAAGGCCAATCAGGCGAAACTCGGCGATGTGGTGCCAGAGACGGCCGGACGGCATATTCGTTACCCGGAGTACTTGACGCCGCCGCACCGCTTCTTTGAGAACAAACGTGCGCAGCGAGTTCAATTTCTTGCTTGCGTTGGTCCTGGACTGTACAGCATCAACGATCCGGACGTTAAGATCGGCGACACTCCGTTTTCGACATTGGGTGATGCTGCGGGCTATTCGTTGTACCCTCCTGGCGCAGATCTTTCAGGGGTTATTACGGCCGAGCATTGGCACACGACTGATGAGGTCGGCGGAACGTCCTCAGGCACGCCTGGCCTTGAATTGTCGACGGAATCCGCCAATCGCAATAACGTTGATCCGGCGTCGTATGTATTCGACTGGGATGCTATCGAGCGGTTAGAGGGTGAATGGCCGCCGGGGTGGGGTCCTAGCTCGATCGTGCAGGTGGAGTATCCGATCCCTTACGAGGTGGTCACAATCACTGTGCCACCGACTGAGTTCGACCCTGGCTACGAGATAAGCGAAATCACAGGATGGTTTCATCACCTTCCGAACACGATGCTTGTTGACGATGCGATCATCAGCCTGGGGGATTTCGATGCCGACACTGTTTATAGAATCCGAACCATCGATCCAGGCGCCACGCTCGGCACCTATACGATTCGTCTTGAGCAGGTCGGCACTGCCAATCCAGTGGTATTGGACCCTGGCCCCGCTCAGATTCTCAGATTCGGAAGTGATTTGAATCGTACTATCTACGCGGTTGCCGGCGAAACGATTATTCAGGTAGCGCCGGGCCGGTTTCAGACTGAAGGATCTCCCTTGACCGTTTCGGGGCCAAAGGTACGCTATGTTGGCGGTGCTGCTTATGGCGAATGGACTGGAGAGTTTGTCTGCGTGCCCGGCAATGAAACCACCAGCACCATTGAGTTCGATGTGTTCTTTCCGAATGGCCTGGCTTTCGTGAGTGATGACGGTGACGTAGAGGTTCGCACGGTGGATGTCCAATTGCAGTATAGGGACATTGATACGGACGTACGAACGACTGTGGCGCGCACTTACACCGAGGCGACGTTAGACCAGATCGGCTTTACGGAACGCATTGATCTGCCAACGCCAATCCGGCCAGCTTGCCGTATGCGGCGCATCACTGCTAATTCGACCAGCACGCAGGTACAGGACAAATGCCATTGGTACGGCCTGAAGGCGAGATTGCCAGTCAGGACTGTGTATCCAAATTGGACCACGATAAGCGTGTCTTTACTGTCGGGCGGAAGGATCGCGGCCCAGTCTGAGAATCAGATCAACCTTGTTGTCGAGCGACGGCTGCCGCAGCTAAACCCGGATAACACCTGGACGGAGCCGCAAGCCACTCGGCAGATATCGGCATTCTTCCGGTACATCCTGACGACCATCGGCTATACAGATGACCAGATCGACATGGAAGAGTTGCAGCGTTTACATGCGATCTGGTACACGCGAAATGAGACCCTCGACTACGTGTTTGACGAGACGACAGTCAAGGAGGCACTCCAATTGGCCGTGGCGGCTGGAATGGGCGAGGTGACGGTATCCGACGGCAAGGTTCGACCAATCCGAGAGGGTGTGCGTACCGTGTTTGAGCAGGCTTACTCACCGCAAAACATGACTGCCCCGCTGCGCCGCGAGTTCGCGGCTAGGTTGCCTGAGGACGCGAATGGCGTCGAGGTCGAATTTATGGACCCAAACACCTGGACAAAGGATGTTGTGAAGTGCGGTCTACCCGGCGATGCTTTTACCAAGGTCGAGAAGATGACGGCCAACGGCGTGACAGATCGCACTCGGGCTTGGCGTATCGGCATGCGCCGCCGACGACAGATGCGCTATCGGCGCTGGTCGTACAGCTTCGGTACCGAGTTGGATGCGCTCAATAGTGAGTACAAGAGCTATGTACCACTGTTTGCCGACATTCCGGGATACGGCCAGTCAGCATTGATCGTGGATATCAGTGCAGCGCCTGGCGGAGCTGCGCGGATCCGCCTGTCCGAGGAAATGCGCTGGGAGGAGGGGCAGTCACATATCTTTGGCTACAGAAAGCCTGATGGCACATTCTCCGGATCGTTCCCGGCCGCGCGCGGCTCAGATGATTACGAAGTCATCGTTTCGTTGCCTCTGCCATGGCCTGAAGTAACGCTCAAGATGGAACTCCCGCACGCGTATTTCGGCGTGTCGGAGCGCTTCTGTTTTCCTGCCCTCATCACTGACATCACGCCTAGAGGAAACGACTCTGTATCGGTCAAGGCCGAAAACTACGACGTTCGTGTATATGCGTCGGACGACGAATCACCGACTTAATTAAATCAGACTCAACGCAGGCCCCTCAATCGAGGGGCCTTTTTTATTGGGCGACAGTATGACGACCTATAACACTGGCAATCCGCTCGGTAGCACCAGCCCCAAGGATCTGTTTGATAACGCAGAGAATTTGGATGGTGCCATCAACGACACCACAGCAACTATATGGGTCGATCGGCTAGGAAAGTCGAGAAAGACCTGGAAGGGGCTAGAGGACGATGTCTATTCGTCCGTCAGTACGGCGGTTGATCAGGCGCTGGGCGAAGCGGAATCAATGCTCGATGCCGCAGTTTCCGACGCCACTCAGCAGGCCGAGTCGTATCGAGACCAAGCTGCGTCCAGCGCGACAACCGCGGGGAATGAAGCGAATATCGCGCAAGGGTGGGCTGAGGACGCTCGCGCCGCCGCTGAAGCCACCGGCGACGTCATATTTTTTGATTCTTACGCTGACGCTAACGCTGCGCTTCCCGATATTCCGGAGGGCGGCGTAGTCGAAATCTTCCAAGATGAAAATAACGACGGCGCGCGTACTCGGTACATTAAAGAAGGTGGCGCACTGGTATTCAAGATCAATCTCGATTATCTCGAGCAACTGCTCGCCAATAGGACAAATCCATCCTTAGGGGCGGAAATGATCGGATCTCGCGGGGTCACTGCGGCCGCGATTTTCCGATCAACGCCAATTCCAAAAAATTACGGAATTAACGGGGATGGTAGCGACGAAACGGCCGCCATTAATGCCTATTTGGCCGACATGGCCAGCATTGGCTATCCGGCACGATTTGAGCGAGGAGCGCTGTATCGTGGGAGCGGATTGGTTATACCAGCCGGGGCGATGTTGGACGGCTATGGCGCTGAATTTGTTTCAGGTACAACTGGTTCAGAGGATATCGCTTTTTCCATTCTGGAAGGCGCGGAGGTTCAAGATTTCAAACTCATGGCCGTCAATGGGCAGATAGGCAGTGGCCGCATCTATCCAGGCGCCGTTGTGCGCAACAGCAAATTCATTGCAGATGCGGAAATGGAGGGAACGATCTTTATCCACCCGTCTGCGTCTCTTGTTGACCTAGAGGCATACAACCTTGAGCGGCCGTTCTATGTGGTGAACTGGGACGATACCTACGCGTCCGGGACCGGGTTGAAGGCGAATTTCAAGTTGAGAAATTATGTGCGTGGCGTGCGTCTGGACGCTGTGGACGATGCCGATATTTCGCTGGATGTTGGTGGCCGAGCCGCAGCAGCAGCTCTAGAACCTGGAAATAACGGAATTCTCATCAATGGCTGCAAAAACGTCCGTTTTCGCCACTCAAGGATTTTTGACTCCGGCGAGCACGCGGTGCGGATTGGCGGTGATGTTGACAACCGTGAAACCGAGAACTTGCACTTCGAACATCTGCGAATAGATAACGCCTGGGGTTGCGCGTTCAAGATTAATCCGGACGTTGGCCTTTCCGGTCGTGGCATCATCGTAGATGTTCTAGATGGGTCGAGGATTGGAAACGGCACGTCGGGGCGTAATTCCGAGCTAATTCGAACCTCGGGCGCGGACGGAGTTCATTTCGGATACGTCCGTCACCGAAATATGGACTCGTCTCGCCAGCTTATTTGCGCAGTGCAAACAGGTCGCACGAACAACCTGTCTATTGACTATATCGACGTGGACGGCTGCGGAGAGTTCGTTCGCTTCAATGATGATATGGACGGGCCAGGCCCGGTCGATGGCTTCCACATTGGCGGAGGACGCGTAGTCTCCAATAGCATCGCGGCGATACAGTTGAACATGTCTACCCATGGCGTAGGCAACGTTGACATTAAGGCTGACGTTAGTGGCAACTACTCATACTACGCACAGGGGCATTCGTCAGGAACAACCAACATTACAGGCCCCATCCGCTTTGATATTAGTGTTCTGTCTGGTGGCAGCACTTTGCATCGTTTTTTCCTAGACACGGATGACGTTACTAGCCGTGTTTGGGTGGCGGACACCGGGAATATTTACGAAGGGCAAATAGCACAGAGGCAGGCTGCTGCACGTGCTATAGCGGTTCCTGCTCTAAACCCGGCCAACATTGCGCAGACGGATCGGAGTTTGCTACTCAAGTCCACAGGTGGAACGGCCGCTCAGGGCGCTTACGGCCCTGCCTTGGAGCTTTCCCGCGTTAGTAGTGGGAGGCGAGGCGGCGGCGTAGGATCCAAACAAACCGGCGCGAACGTCAACCAAACGGGCTTGGCCTTCTTCGTGGGCGCAACGAATGAGATGTCTGAGGAGCTTTTCGAGGGCTGGGTGATTGACCACAACAGGGCTTTCTACCCGGCTTTAGATAACGCGTTTTCCGCCGGCACGGCATCCAATCGGATCTCGCAGATCTTTGCAGGAACTGCGAATATCAACACTTCTGATGGTCGGGACAAGAGTGAAGTCCGTAAGTTCACCGATCAAGAGATCTCTGCGGCGCTTGAATTGGCCGATGAAATCGGGATCTACCAGTGGCTTGAAAGCATCGATGAAAAAGGAATTGACGCTGCTCGCCTGCACTCTGGTTTGACGGTACAGCGAGCCATCGAAGTCATGGAATCTCATGGCCTTGTACCGATCCGTTACGGATGGATCTGCCACGATGAGTGGGATGCCATCACAGAGATCAAGGAAACGATTGCCGCTCGAGATGCGGTCGTTGACGAGGCAGGCAACGAAATAGAGCCGGCGTTACCGGAACATGAAGCCATTATTTGCCCAGCCCGCGAGGCAGGCGATCGATGGTCGTTCCGGCCTACTGAAATGATCTTTTGGGTTATTGCCGCCATGGCCGCCGACCGACGTGCTCGCCAACTCGAGATCGCAGATATCAAGACTCGCTTGGCCGCTCTGGAAGGGGCGACAACATGATGCACGACGATAAGCAGTCGCCTGATCCGTATTTCTCGGCAGCGGCCTTCCATTCGCTCGACGGCAGGGTGTCGGCGATGGAGGGCCTGATGGCCGAGAACGCCGATGCCACCAAGCGCAACACCGACTCCATTGAGCGGTTGGAAAAGAACACTGCTGCCGCAGTGGAGTTCATTCAATCGCTGGAAGGTGGATTCAAAGTGCTCAACGGGCTGGGCAAGTTGGCCAAGCCCGTGGGCTACATCGCCGGTACCGTGGTGTCGCTGCTGGCTCTCTGGTCTGCTATTAAAGGATTCTGGAAATGAAGCCAGGTACCAAGATCGCAGGCGGCGCATTGGCCATGATCGTCTCGGGCACCTTGGCGTTGTTCTCGCCAGAGCTGAATCAGATGCTCAGCCGCTGGGAAGGTAATGGCCAGAACATCGTTTACCCAGACAAGCTGGCCAAGAACCTGCCGACTGTCTGCAGAGGCATCACCAAGTACACCAGCCCCGAGCCGATCATCCTGGGCGATTACTGGTCAGATGAGAAATGCCTGGAAGTCGAGCAGACCGTCGTCAGCGAGGGCCAGATCGAGCTGGCTAAGTGCATAAAGGTGTACGTGACCCAGCCGATATTCGACGCCTTCAGCGACTTTGGGCACAACGTGGGCAACGCCAATGCCTGTGTAAGCGTCGCCGTGGGCTTACTGAATGCTGGACGCGTCGCCGAGGCCTGCGATGCGATCGCGCACAAGGTACCGACCAAGCGGCCAAACTGGTCTGTGGCAGACGGCAAGTTCGTACAGGGACTATACAACCGCCGTCTTGATGAGAGAAAGCAATGCCTATCGGGACTGCATTGATCGGCTGGAAAGGATATGCGGCGGCCGGCATGATTGGTGCCGCTCTGATATCTGTTGGCGTGCTGGCCTGGTCGTGGCGCTGGTCGGCAGGCTATGACGCGGGCCATGCTGCGGCCCTGGCCGAGGTTAAAGT